CTCATCCAAAAAACTATCTGACTATTTACTATCAGAGAACAACAGAGTTCTCCCTATTGATGATATCTCAAACCTTTTTGATACTGACAATTCACCATTTGTTAGAATTGCACTAGATACTGTAGACACCACTGATAATATTGTATTAAAATATTTCTTCTTTATTGGGGCAACAGTTTCATTCTTTGGAGATTTCCAAAAACCAGAAGTATTTGATTTATTTGTAACAAGAAATGATGCTACTATCAACCTAACTTCATATGCATATTATTATGATTTCTATAATGAGTTTGGGAATGTACAACTTCCACTTGGAGAAATTGAAGCCACATTAAGCCCATCCAATGGTGATGAAATAACTATTAATTTCAATCCAAGAAATATTTTTAATAGTTATGCAATATCTGCTGTTAAAGAGACTGCTCCAGTAGCAGTTGGGATTGCATCAACATCATATGGATATGTAGCTAGCATTGAAAAAACATCCACATATGCAGCTTCTGGATCTCCATCCACAGAAGTTATTTACAGTTACCCAATGGCAGATTTAACTTCTGGAACTGGAATTATTGGAATATCATCATCTCAAGGAAAAGTTGAAGATGCTTTTGAATTTACATTTATAAAAACAGTAGACAATTCTATCTTATACAACATATTTGCAGAACAAAAAACTAAAAATTTAGGGACATTTGGAATCTCAACAAGTGTTGGTGGTGCAGTTGAATTTACGTTTACACCAATATCTGGAGTTGGAATAACTGCATTTAGTAATATACAGATTTTAAATTCCAATAATGTTTCCCCAAATACAGTAACAAATACATTGAGTGTTATTACAAGTGAAAGTGTTACTTATACAGGAGCATCACAATTCCAAGTGGCATCAGTATCAGAATCATTTGCAGCAACAAAGTATATTATTGAAGCTGAAAAAACTGTTGGGTTAAGCACAGAAAGATCTATTTTTGAAATAAATGCAGTTCATTTCCAAACTTATAACAATAATACGATTTATGGTTTTGCTGGTGATTTAGATGATGGAGAGTTTGATATAGAAACAAATTATAATTCTTCTAGTGGGGAATACATTTTATCCTTTACTCCATCATCTTCAGCAACTTATAATTTAAAAGTTATCAAAAAGTCAATCATCTCTCCAAACGTCTAATAAATATTTTAAAAAATGCCTGTTTCAGATATTGGTGCAATTTATACTCCATCAATCTATGGGAGAACTTCTTTCCCCCTTAGATATAATCAAGAGCCAATTTTTTATAAAACATTCAATGGATCATCTGAAGAAATAGTAGGTATATCTTCTGATATTTTATATGTCAGAGAGCATTTTTTCAAAACAGGAGAAAAGTTAACATATAGTCCAGGAACAGGAACTTCAATTGGAATCTCTACCAATAGTCCAGGGAATATTGGATTTAGTAGTTATCTTCCAAGTGAAGTTTATCCAATAGTTATAGACAAGGATAGGATAAGAGTATCATTAGCCTCATCCTTAGCACTTTTGGGTGAGTATGTTGATATAACTGCTACTGGAATTGGATCAAACCACACTTTATTAGCAGAAAAGCAAAATTCAAAATGTTTAATTTCTGTTGACAATATAATCCAATCTCCAATTGCAGTTGCTTCAACAGTTGGAATTGTAACTTACACCAATACTTCATTTTCCCTAGATACATTGGAAAATGTAAGATTGGGATCTTTGCTAAGAGTATATGGTGATAATGAAAGTGAAATAGTAAAAGTATCTGCTATTGATTACTCAGCAAAAAATATTTCAGTATCTAGGGGAACTGGGGTTATGGGAACCCCCCAGTTTACTTTTACTGGAATTATAACACAGACTCCAGCAGAAGTTTTATCTGGAAATTATAATATAGTAAAAGATGTCATCTATTTTGTAGACCCTCCATTAGAAGGAAGAAGAGTAAACTTAGTTATTCCAACAGCAGACATTGATTTTGCAGACAATAGCTTTACATATTTTACTGGATCTGATGAAAACATCATTACAGGATCTCAAGCAATATTTTACTCAGAAAATCCCCCAGTTGAACTTGAGAATGGTGGATTGTATTATTTAATTAGAAGTGCTAACAATACCTTTAGATTTGCAGAAAGTTTATTTAAAGCATTTAATGGAGTATTCATAGAATTCTCATCAACATCAAGTAATGGATTCCCAGTAGGATCTTTTCAACTATTTTTAATCCTTCCAACTGATAACAGTTCCTTTCATGGAAGAGTTTTTCAAAGATCTAATTATGATGGAAATTATGTATTTGATGATATTTCAGAACAATTTACTGGAATTACAACATCATTTGAATTAAAAGTTTCTGGAGTTAGTACAGTTGGAATAAGTTCTGATAATGGCATAGTTTTAATTAATAATATTTTTCAATATCCAGAATCTGAAGAGGCATTTTCTTACAGGGAAGATAGTGGAAAAACTTACATTGAGTTTAGAGGTTCTGATCAAACAAAGACATATGACGTCAATGTTGGGGGAAGACCTAGAGGGGGGATTATAGTTGCATATGGAGTTACTGGTGGTAACTTATATGCTCCATTGATACCAGCAAATGGGTTTGCAGTTGTATCTGCAGCAGGAACAGTAGCAGACATTTATATTGGAAATCCTGGATCTGGTTATAGAAGTGGAATATCTACATACTATATTGAAATTGAAGATGCAGAATTGCCTGGATCAGGTGCTCTTGGAATTGCATATCCAAACAGTGTTGGTATTATTACTGGGGTTGGGATTATAACTGGTGGATCTGGATATTTGTACAATGGAACATCATCCAGTTTAACAGGAACAATAAATGTTTTAGATCCAGATGGAACTCCTATATCAGTTGCATCAACTACTGAATTTGAGTATTTTAGGGGGCAGCAAGTAAGCATAAACAATCCAGGTTATGTCGCAATTGGCACTGAGCTCATTAAATACACTGGGATTAACAATGCAGGTAGTGAATTAACTGGTTCTGTAAGAGGTCAACTTGGAACTATAGGAACTTCTCACACTCCAGGAGCTACAGTAACAAAATATGAGTATGATTACATAGTAAAATTTGATGCCCCTATTCCTTATGATAATATTCCCTTAGATGGATCATCTGCTGGTATTGGTGCATCAGTATCGCTTTATATTGATGAGTTTGGAGAAGTTACAAACTTAAGTTTTACAAATAAAGGATATAATTATAGGGTTGGTGAAGTTTTAACCCCATCTGGAGTTCTTGGGGTTTCTACTCAAGTAAATGATGATAAGTTACATATAACTATAAATGAGGTTGCTAAAGACGAATTTTCTGCTTGGAATGTTGGACAATTAAGAAAATTAAATGATTTAACTGATAAAGTCAATGGAAGAAGAAGTATTTTTACTTTATTCGAAACAGTTGCTACCCCAACAGGAACTGTTACAAGAAGAACTAGTTTAGAATCTAATCCAACTGCAGGAATTGATTTATCATATAATCTTCTAATCTTTGTAAATGATATTCTTCAAATTCCTGGAGAATCTTACACATTTTTAGGAGGGTCTCAATTAGAATTTACTGAACCACCCCCATTAGGAAGTGAAATAAAAGTTTACTTCTATGAAGGTTATAGTGGGGATGCCACATTCTTCCAATCACAAACTGATGTAAAAGAAGGTGACAAATTAAAGATTCAAAGAGATATCTATGAAATTTTGCCAATAGAACAAAAAACTAGAACAGGACAAAGGGTTGTCAGTTCAGATACGATTAGGACAGAAGTTTACTCAGATAGAGGATTATCAGAATCCTCATCACAAAGAAGAGCTATATCTTGGACGCCCCAAAAATCAGACTCTATTATAAATGGAGAGTACGTATCAAAATCTAGAGAAGAACAATCTTCTGGAATTTTGGATATAGAAATAATTTCATTAGATTATGAAGTAGTTGCTGGAGTGCAAACTGTTGGAATAACAACAACAAATGGCACATTCAATGGATTCTGTACTAGTATAATTGGAATTAATACAAATGCAGGTATTGGATCTTTGATTCAAATTGGAGATTATGTTGAAGCATCTTATATTGCTATTGGAGTAACTATAGTTTCTATAGGATCAAGTCAAATTGACATTGGATCACCTTCAATTGGAGTTTCTACAGAATTTTCAGATTTGTATGTAGGATTTACATCCTATTCCACATCACCAGTTGGAATAAACACAGTTCCCCTATCTTTCTACAGAAAGAGCTAATAAATAGCAATAAAGTACACAAAAACAAATGCCTGCAATAGTAACTGATAGATTAAGATTATTGAATTGTAGAAACTTTATTGAAGATGTTGCCGTAGGTGGATATTACATTTTTCTTGGACTTCCTAATGCTACAACATTAGATACTGATTGGGACACTTCCCAACCAAATCCCATTGACAATGAACTGTATTTAAATTCATATAGGGACACTATTCTTGGAGTCAAGAAAGTAAATACTTCTGATGTCATTAGGGTTATTCCAAAACTCCAATGGGTGACTGGAAGAAAGTATGATATGTATAGACATGATTACAGTGTTTATAATTTATCTCCAGTTACATCTTCAACAAGATTGTACGATTGTCAATATTTTATAATTAACAGGGACTACAGAGTCTATATCTGTTTAAATAATGGATCTGCACCATCCAATCAAAATAAAGGTGTAATTTCTACTCAAGAACCATTACATACTGATGTTTCACCTAGAAAAGAAAGTGATGGATATATTTGGAAGTATCTATACACCTTGAGCCCATCTGATGTATTAAAATTTGATGCTACAAATTACATCTCAGTTCCAAATGATTGGGAAACAACCACTGATGCAGAAATATCAAGAGTTAGAACTAATGCATTCAATGGGAAAATTGAAACTATTTTAATTGAAAAGCAAGCTCAATATAATTTTGTTGGAACATTAACTGGTGTTCCAATTAAAGGTGATGGATTTGGGGGAGAGGCAAGTATTGTTTTTGATGAAGAATCAAAACCAGTTTCAGTAGAAGTCACTGCTGGTGGTCTTGAGTACACCTATGGGACTTTAGATTTGGATTCAGTTCTTCCCCCACTGGGAGGAGAAAAAGCAATATTTAATGTGATTATACCACCCCCAGGGGGTCATGGGGCAGATATTTACACTGAGTTGGGTGCAACTAGAGTCTTAGTTTATAGTAGAATTGAAAATGATCCTACTAATCCAGACTTTATAGTTGGAAACCAATTTTCTAGAGTAGGCATTGTAAAAAATTTAAAAGCATTTGGAACAAATGCCATATTTACTCAAAGTAGTGGTTCTGGTGTTTATGCTTCAAAACTAGCAACTTCAACTGTTTTGGAACCATTGGATTCTAAAATAACTCAATCATCTTCAAGTGGAATTGGAAATTT